AACAACGTCCTCGGCGCCTCGATCATCCGCGACGGCGACCTCGGCACCATCGCCGGCGCCCGCATCTACCAGTTCGCGAACCTCTCTGCCAACAGCGAAAACCTCGCTGGCTGGGTGGCTGGCCCGGACGCTATCGCGTTCGCCTCTGCTCTCCCCGAGACCGATATCCCGGGCTGGGAAGTCGCCAACGCCGTCGACGCCGACACCGGCCTCGGCGTCCAGGTCATCATGGGCCAGGAGCAGTCCGGCTTCATGAACGTCACCTGCACGCTCCTCGCGGGCGCTGCCGTGGGTCGTTCGACGAGCCTCGTCCGCCTGAAGACCGCCTGATGATTGCGGCCTAAGCCGCTTCAATCGGGGCCCCTACGGGGGCCCCTTTTTTGTGCCCCTTTGCCAAGGGTTGCAAGGATGTGAGTCTTTACTCTGAGTTCCTGCCCGACGCTAAGGAGATCCTCGCCGACTTTGGGGTGGCTGGTTCGTGCAACGCCGGGGCCATCACGTTCGTCTGTATGCTATCCGACCCGGCCATGTCTCAGGTCTTCGAGGCTGGGGGCTTTGTGGAGCGTACCCAGCACACCGTCCGCCTTGCGGCTGCAACGGCCTCCTGGAGCCTGCCAGACGGGTCTAATGGGGCATCGGCGGCGGTCATCAGCGCTGGTGCCCCCATCGCCTCCCTCGCCATCGGCAAGAAGATTGTCGCCGGGGGCAAGGCCCTCCGCATTACCGGGCAGACCTACAAGCCCGCGTCGGCCTGGATCACCCTCGTCGTTATCGACGACAACCAGTAAAGCCGTGGGCGTTGAGGCCACAAGCAAGCAGGAGTTTAAGAACGCCCTAGACGAATACGCCCGGGGGATGCGCCTGTCTATGGATGACGCGGCGAACGTGGCGTCTTCTCGGCTTTGTATTGCGGCGATGGAGTTGACTCCCCCCATCCTCGACCAGGGCGGCGGTGGCCTGACCCATGCCGCAAAGCTCGCGGGCTATAATGCGGTCGCCCGGGACATTCGGAGCCTGTTCACGGCTAAGGACGACGGCAAGGCATCGGCTGTCGGCGTTCAACTCAATCGGCTGCGCGAAGCAATTAAGGCTAATGACCAAGGAAAGTTTGAGCAAATCCGTCAGCGAGCGACCCTTCAAAAGACGAACCTCACAAACCTCGTCACCTTTGCCATCATCCGCGACGGCGACCCAATGCGCGCTTTTGCAAAAGCAAAAAATCTATTTAACCAATCAAACCCTATTCCAACTTTGGACAGAAAGGGTATCACGACCGACCTCCGCAAGGAGCACCTCGCCCGTCGCCATATTGACCGTCAAGGCCGCGTTCGTATTTGGATGGGCACCGGCGGTTATCTGGGCAAGTACGTCGCAGAGAGCAAGGCCACCCTGGACTCATACATTAAACTTACCCAAAGCCATGTCGGCTTTTTGAAGGCTGGCTGGTATGACGTTCTCACCAAACTCCCCAAGTTGCATAATAAAGCCCTATACAAGGCCAAGGACATACCTGTTTGGATTAAGCGCCATAAGGGCAACGGCTACGTCACCTCGTTCCGAAATGCCTATGGCCTGACCATGATCATCGGAAACACCATCGGCGACAATGATGGACAGGCCAGCAAGAACGGTGTGCCTGATATCGCCCGATCGATTGCCTTGATGCGTCTGTATGCCGACCTCGAGCAATACCAGGCGCGTGAGGCTCAGGCCTTCAACGCATCCTAAACTTTATGGGTACCAAATCAATTCGCCACATCGTCGAGGCCAACGTCGCCACGCACCTCTCAGCCGAGTCCGGCCTGACGGGGGTCAACATCTACACCGGGGACGACGGCGACATTAACGTCCTCCCGAAGGCCATTGTCCTCTGCGACTCGGCCCGGTCGCCCGCCGACCTTCCTGAAGGCGCTGGCAATTACGATTGCTCCGTCCGCGTCACGATCTTCTCGAACGCCGACGACACGACCCTCGCCGACCACCGGGCCCGCTGCGCCGCCCTGGCTGGGTCCATGCAAGACCTCGCCGGCCTGAAGGCGGTCTTCGTGGCCTCGGCTGATGCGACCCTGTACGACGTGACCCCTAACACCGAGGACGAGGGCAAGGACGAGCGCAGCTACGCAACGGCCTTCACGTTCGGGCTGTTGACCGTCCTGCCCGCGTAAGGTTGCCCCCGCCCGCAAAGACAAATGGCCGCCGTCGCTCAAGGAACGTCCTGCACCTACGGGGTTGCGGGCACCGCTACTAACCTCTTTGTCCAGTCCTACACCTGTTCCGCGTCGTTCAATAACGAGAACATGGTGCAGTCCGAGGCCGGCCTGACGGTGACCATGCGCTTTGACGACCGCAAGACCGAGCTGAGCGTCGAGGGCGTGGTCAAGGCTAGCGGCGCCCCGCCTGTTCTGGGTGCGACCCTTTCCTTCACGGTGGCGGCCTCGGCTGCTTACCCCTCCGGCTCGGCCAGCAACTCCTTTGTCGGCGTGATCACGAAGGTCGAGGAGAAGGGGTCGAATAAGGACTTCGTGAAGTACTCGATCACCGCGGTCGACTTCGAAGGCGTGACCCCGGCCTAATTGACGCGAGCCCTGCAAGGGCTTTGACTCACCCCGTGGACAACAGATTTCTGCGGGCGTTCTCAGACCCGTCCTCCCGTGTATTCTTCGGGAAGCGGGTCTTCCCTTTTTGCCTGAAGTTCCGGGTGCGGCTGCTGGCTATCGAGTCTCCCCTAGTCACGTCTGGCAGGAGCATCACCCCCGCCGACCTAATGATGGCGGTGAAGGTATGCGCCGAGGAGGGCGGGCTTGAGTTCGGGTTCTGGGAGCAGGCCCGCATCCGTGAGCTCGAGTACCGCCCCGAGAAGTTCGCCGGCGAGGTCGCCCGGTTCGTCGAGTACTGCCACCTCGAGGCATGGCCGAAGTATTGGAACGGGGCGAAGACAAGCGACTCGGCTGATGGGGTCGGCTGCCCTTGGCCGCTGATGATCGTGACGAACCTAGTGGCCAACGGCATTGACGAGGCTAGGGCGTGGGAGATGCCGGAGGCGCAAGCCATCTGGCTATCGACGGCCTTCGCGTTGAGGGGTGGGGCGAAGGTCAACCTCCTGACGACCGAGGAGGAGGCGTTCATGGAAAGCGTCCGCCATGAGGAGTTGCCTCCCCAGCAAGGTTAAACGATGGGACGCAAACTAGAGTGGGAGTTGTCGGGCAAGTCCGACGTGCCGGAGAAGATGGCCAAGGCCAAGGCTTCTATGGAGGGCCTTGAGGGCGCTGCCAACGGCCTGTCCAAGAAGTTCAAGGAGGCCTTTAAGGACATCGCCCTTGGCTTCGTGGCCCCGATGGTTTTGGTGCAGAAGGCCATTGGCTTCATCACCGACCAATTCAGCAAACTCCAGCAGTTCGCCCAGGAGTCCCGTGACTTCGCCAAGGAGGCCGACTCCGGCAAGTTCTTTCAGTCCGGCGGTCGGGAGGCTTTGCTTCAGGCCGAGGAGCGTGCGAAGGAGCGTCAGAGCAAACTGAAGGGACAGGTCGGTTCGTTCCTTGGTTATGCTGACTTCCTTCGGGACGACCCTCGAGGCGCCGAAATCCTGAAGCGCAGCAGGCTGTCCGGAATGGGGCAGACCAGCGGCTCGGTAAGCCCAATCCCTGGGGTCGATATGTTGTTCCGCATCTTCGCCGCGAGCGCCGAGAAGACGGCCTCGGCCGCGACGCTGGCAACCGACCCAGAAGTGCGCGCAAAGATTGATGCCCTGTTGGCCGGTGACGTCGCCAAGCGAGCCGCCGCTGAGGCTTCGGCTGCCGCTGAGAAGACGGCCCCGACCGCGCAGAAGATTGCCGAGGTCTCCGGCAACGTGATCGGCGTCGGCCAGAGCCCGCAGCTCGACGCTATGCGCCAGCAGATTGTCCTCCAGGAGGACATGGCAAACAGCCTCCGCGCCATCGTCGAGGCCGACCAGCGTCAAAGCGGCTTCCGCCCCGAGCGCGGCTTCGACCTTGGCGGCATGGGCTCGGCTGGCCGCACAACTTTCCCCCGCTAACCTATGGCCAAGATTTCCCAAGGCA